GGCTCGTTCGCGAGGTCGGCCTCGTCGATGGTGAGGTTGATGGCGTCGCCGATGTCGCTCTGGGTCATCAGCCGCCAGGTCTCCGGCGCGCGGGGGTCGGCCGGTGGGCACGACTGGAACAGAACGGACTCGACCGACTTGCGAATCTCGTGGTAGTTCAAGACGTAGAAGTTGGCGTACCGCTCGCACTGCTGACGGCCGGTCTCGTCGTTGTCGAAGTTGCGCTTGACGATGAGGTCGCCAGCCTCGTAGCCGCGGTAGCCGTACGCCGTGATCGAGGTGGCGTTGGTCTTGAGCATGTCCTGGATCAGGTCACGGTTGAACTCGAACCCGTTCTCGTCGGCCCGTGGCCAGATGGAGGCGGTGTTGATGATCCGCGCTCGAGGTGCGTTGTAGCTGAAGTCCTTGACCTCGGCTGAGACACCGGACGGCGAGGGTGAGCCGATGGCTCCGCTGTCCTCTCGGGTGCCCGCATAGAACCGCCTGAACGACCACTCTGTCGGTGAACCGGCCTCGGTGGCCTCGGGGTTGAACCGGGCCATGCGACCGTGGAAGCAGCACCGGCCAAAGCGGTCCTCGAAGAAGTTGGCGACGCCGGGGAACTCCGCATCGGCTCCGTCACGGCAGCCCTGCAGGATAACGTCGTCGGGGTCGTACACCACCTCGTTGACGTCGACGTGGCCGGTGAAGACGACCATCATCGTGGGAGCGATGTTGGCGTCGGTCAGCAGCGCGATGATGAAGTCATCGACTCGCTGCTCCTCGTAGAACACGACGCCGGTGACGGTGGCCGGGGTCGGGTCACCCATGACGCCTGGCAGGAACTTGACGCCACCCAGGTAGTCGAAGATGCCTACGGCAGTAAGGGACGTATCGGCCAGCGGCGCACCCGGCACGTTGACGAGGTTGCGACGCAGGTCGTCGATGTGGCCGCGCCAGCGTGGCTGCCAGGCAGCCGTGTTCGGGTTGTAGAGCTGGAGCATGATCTGGCAGCCAACCAGGTCGGTCGTCAGCGTCTTGTTCTGGTCGTGGAAGTAGACCGTCGCGTTGCCGGTGTCGGTCGTGTCGAGCTCGGTCTGCCGACCGGCGTAGCTGTCGAACCCGTAGTTGCGGCACAGCGTGATGTTGTCGTAGCGAGTCCAGGTGGGCTCCGCTACGAGCGGCCCGGCCGACTCTGCGATCAGGACGCGGCCAGCTCCAGGTGAGGCATCGACCGCCATGTCACGCCGTGTGGTGCTTGTTGGGTCCCCGCTTCTGCCTCGGGTTGCGCCGCGCGCTGCGCTGCTGGTGCTTCGTCGTGTTGGTGGCGACCTTTACGCCGTCGAGGTTGACGGTCGTGTGGATGACGATGGGCCGGTCGTCCACGAACTGCCCGGCCTTCGACCGCGTGCCCTGCCCGGCCAGAGCGCGGCCTGCCGTGTTGAACCCGGAGAGCCGCGCACGGATGGCCATTGCTTCGTTCTTGTCCAGCCCCAGACCCTCGACGATCTTCTTGGTGTTGAGTCCCTTCGTCTTCGTCAGCGGACCCTTGATGTCCGTCTTGTCGCCAGCACCCTTGATGTCGTTGAGCATGTCGATGATCGCCTGCCGCACCTCGCGACCGGCGGTCTTGAAGTTCTTCTTCAGGAAGCTGACGATCTTGTTGAGCTGCGCCCGGTTCTGCTTCGTGTCGAGCGCGGTGCCCTTGATCCAGGACAGCATCCCGGTCGCCCGCTTGAGCAGGCTCTTGCCGCCAGGCAGCTTCTTCTCGCCCTCGGCTGTCAGCCCGAGCGCCTGGAACTGCGCCGCCTTGAGCGCGTCGGCCGTCGCCTGGTTGGCGTCCTTGACGGTATCGCCCATGGCCTGGGCGTTGTCCCAGAGCATGCGGGCCAGCTCGGTCGTGCGGCCGACGACGGAGATGCGCGCCAGGATCGTCTTCTTGATCAGGCCCAGGATGTCCTCTGCGGCCTTGAACCGCTTCGCGGCCACCGCCTTGTCGAACTTGAGCCCCAGCGAGTCGATGGTGTTCTGGAACGCGGTCTCGGCCTTGTCCGCCAAAGCCTTGAGCCTGGCCTTCCGCTCCTCTGGCGTCTCCACGTTCTTGGGCTTGGGGGGAGGCTTGCCTCCGCCACCACCGGCACCCGCCTCCCCGCGCGCAATGTCCAACATGCCCTGGTTGACGGCCGGGCCTGCGCTGCGCTGCGTCTTGACGTTGATGACGATGTCCTTGCCGTGCAGGGTGTCGATGTTGGCCTGGATGTTCGTCGTCGAGGTCTTAGAGTCGGTCTCCATGTTGAGGAGCGTCTCCTGCCAGCCCTTCTTCAAGTTCTGGAACGTGCCGCCACCGAGCTTCTTCGGGATGTGCGTGAACGGCTCGATGATCTTGAGCGCGGCCTGGATCGACTTCTTCTCGAGCCAGTCCCACATGCGGGTCCATGCGTTGGCGACGACGCGGCTCAGCTCCGAGAAGAGATGACCGACCTTGTGCACCAGTCCCTCGATCTGACGAATGACTGCGGCGATCCCCAGCAGCCGGATCGTGAACCTGGTGAGCTCGTTCAGCTTCTCGAACCTCGCCGCGATACGACGGAAGAGCCTGCCGAAGATGCGGTCGAAGATGCCCGCCAGCACCCCGGGCAGTCGGATCAGGTCGGCCGCCAGGGCGGTAGCCAGCCTCTCGGAGAGGCGACCGGCCTGGTCGACGAGGAAGCTCCCGACCCGGGTGAACACCGACGAGAGCGAGGAAGAGATGCCCCGGGCGAGAGGAGTGGCCAGCTTGGCGAAGGGCTTGAGCATGATCGCGCCGAGCTTCCGCAGGCCGAAGACCTCGGGGAAGAGCAGGCCCAAAGCGTCGATGGCGACGGACAGGGCGAGCTGCCAGTTGCGTGCCCAGAAGCCAGGATCGAGCAGCGCCCGGAACGCGCTCAGCATCGCAGTGATGATGCCCGGCCCGGCCGCCACGCCCACGGCCTCCCAGTCGATGTCGTGCAACGCCTTCGAGATGGTCCCGGCCAGGTTCTGCATCGCCGGACCGATGAAGTCTCCTGCCCTCTTGAAGGCACCTCCGATCTGCTCGCCGATGCTCGACCAGTCCACTCGCTCCAGCGCGTCCGTGAACCCTTCCGCGATGCCGGAAGCCCCGGCCATTACGGCCCGCCAGTCGATCTTGTTGAACAGGCTCACCAGCGCGTCTGTGAGCCGCTTGGCTCCGCCGGTGGCGGTCGTCCAGACGAAGTTCAGCTTGGCCCGGATCGTCTTGGCCTCACCGAAGTCCTTGAGGAACGAGTCCACCTTCTGGAACGCCTTGGTCAGGGTGCGTGCGATCGTGTTAGCGAGCGGCTCGAGCATCGCGCCGAGCCGGATGCCCGCGACACGCAGAGCCTGGAGCGTGCGCTCGAACTGGAAGCCCTCGTCCTCGGAGATGGCCTTGAACGCATGCTGCACCGACCCGGTCGTGTTGGTCATGTTCTTGAATATCTTCTCGACCGCTGCGCCGTTCTTGCCGACCAGCTGGAGCACGGACGTCAGTGCCTTGACGTTCGGGAACGCCTGCGCCAGAGCCGTCGTGTTGCCCGCGAACGCTCCCTTGACGAGCGTGAGGACCTTGAGCAGCCCGCCCTTCTCGCCCAGCGTCTCGCGCAGGGTGTCGATGTTCAGCCCGACGGACTTGAACGCATCGGCCGACCTCTTCTGAGGCTTGAGCAGGGTGGCGAACACCGCACGCAGCGCGGTGGTGGCCTTCATCGCCGACGTGCCAGAGCGCGTCATGCCCGCGATGGCTGCGCCGACCTCGTTGAAGCCGACTCCAAGCTCGGCCGCGAGCGGTGCGATGACCCCGATGCTCGGTGCCAGCGCGTCGGCCGCGGTCTTACCCTCGCGCACCGTGGCCGTCAGCACGTCGGCTGCCTGCTGCGCATTCAGGTTCGCCTTCCCGTAGGCGTTCATGGCAGACGTGACCGCGTCCGCCACCGTCAGCGTCTCGCCGAGGCCCGCTGCCGACGCCATGGCCGAGATGCGCAGCGTGTCCATCGCGTCTGCCCCACGCAGACCGGCGGACGTCACGAAGAACAGAGCGTCAGCGAGCTCCTTGGGCGACTTCGCGACCTCGGTACTGAGCTTGAGGATGTCGTCAGACCACGCATGCACCTGGTCCCTGGACACGCCGACCAGCCCGACGATCTTGTGCATCGAGTCCTCGAACTCGTTGAACTGGCGGCTGGCTACTACACCGATGACCGCGCCAACGGCCGCCATCTCGAGACCGATCTTCGCCACGTGCTTGGCGGAGTGCTTCATGGTCTCGTTGAACCGCCGGGTCGACTGCTCAGACTTTCCTAGGGCACGCTGATACGAAGTGCTGTCACCGATGATCTCGACGATGAGCTTGCGTGCCATCTAGTTGAAGCCTCCCGCGCGGAAGTCCCAGGCGTCCATCAGCTGGTCGGCCGTCAGGGAACCGACGTCGTTAGGTCGGAGGTTGCAGGTGTAGCCGAGACGGGGCGACCAGAAGAGTCTGGGCTCCAGTTCCCCGGGGGCAGCTCCGAAGCGTCGTCGGAAGAGCTTCCAGAAGAACTGGTCGGATCGCCGCTGCTTGTCGGCGAGTCGAGCTCGGGCTTCGGGGCTTCGGCCGGGGTAGGGTCCGGCAGCGCCTCCGCCATCGCTGCCAGCTGCTCCAGCACGTTCATCATGTTGACCTTGAGCACCATGGCCTTGACGTCGCGCTCGCGGAGCGCCGGGTCAGACCGCTGGATGCCGACGTGGAGCAGACCGGCCACGACGCCGGGGTGCAGTCCCTCCAGCTCGAAGATTTGGTCGAAGGTCAGGTTGGAGTACCGGTACATGACCATCGCCTCGTCGAGGTCGAACGTGTCGAGCGGTGGCAGCACGTACGGCGTGCCGTCCACCTCGATGCGGTTCTCTGTGCGGAGCTGGTCTTCAACTTCTGCCATGTCGCTGTTCCTTTCCCTAGAACCCGTTCCTGCGGCCGAGGGTGTCGAGCACGACCTCGATCGCACCCACCACCCGCTCCTCGTTCTGATCCAGAGCCGGTTCCATCGCGCGCTCCATCAGGAGGTCGGCGACGTTCTTGCGCCTGCGTGCGGTGTTGCGGCTCTGACGCTTCTTGGGCGTCATGTAGACGAGCGCGGTGCGCTTGCTGACGACGATCTTCTGCTCGGCCCATGCCGGGCTGTAGACCATGTTCTCAATCGTGTTGAGTGCCTTCTGTTCGGCAACAACGCGCACCGGCTCGGCTGCGTGCTTCAGCCCTTCCCTCAGGTCCTCCTGCAGGTTGTCCTGGATGTTGTCGAAGGCACGGACGGTTTCCCGTAGACCCTTGACCCTGACCTTGCCGGGCACCGCGGGCCTACGGCGTCCAGTCGAACAGGCTGTTGGGTGCGGGCTTGAACTCCACGCTGACCTCGGCCCGCTCGTTCAGCGTCGCGCTGGGCGGGTAGCTGAAGCAGTTGGCCGTACCGCCGTACCACGGGTTGGTCGCGCTCGTGCCAGCATCGGAGTCCGGCTGCACGAAGATGGGGAACGACGACCCGCCCTCGTACAGCGGCCAGATCGTCTGGTGGACTGACCCGTTCGCGAAGTCGTTCAGGAACTGGACGGTGATGGTCTGGTCCTGCGTACCGGGCAGGAACTCGCGCCTGCCGGTCGGGCTGAACCCAGACACATCGACCTGCTCCTTCTCGTCTCCGATCTGGACATCGAAGGCGTGATCGGAGAGCGTGACTCCGTTGACCACGACCTTCCAGTCTGTCGAGATGAACTTCGGCATTGCCCGACTCCTTTCGTCGGTTAGACCGCTGCGAGCAGCTCGCGAGCGCGAGCTTCGTAGACAGCCCGGTTGGCTTGTGTCGCTGTCTGCACCTGGGGGTCGAGGCCCGACCCGGCGGTGGCGTTCTTGAGGTGACTCAGACCAACGCGGACGTCGCGTAGCGTCATCCCCGCTGCCCGTGCTTCCAGGCTCAGCAGGTTGTCCGAGTAGTACGCTGGCTCCACGAGCTGCGTGTCGAAGCCTCCGAGCGCGAGCAGTTCATCCCGCATCCCGGCGAGGCACCAACCGTCGATGTACGGCAGGCTTTGGCCCTCGTAGTCGGCGTGCCGGTCAAAGCGTAGAGGACCCACTAGCACACCAGACTCTATCTCGTCACGGAGTTCTTCGAGCCAGTGCGACCGAACCAGCCGCACATCGTTGTTGAGGAACAGCACCGCGTTGGCGGTGGCGTGCTCCAGTCCGAGGTTCGACCCTCCTACAAACCCCAGGTTTACGTCGCTCCTGAGAGCGGCGAATGGCAGAGCCGGAGTTGAGCCGCAGTCGACGATCAGCAGCTCGTCCGTTGACCATCGGTGGCTGACCGCGGCGAAGTAGTCGTCCGCCAGCTCTGAATGGTTGTGCCAGGGAGTGACGATCGCGATGCTCGGCTTGTTGCCCGGCCGGATGGTGGAGGTGATCTCCTCCCGCCAGACCGGCTCACCCATGTTCTCGACGCACTGGGCGATGAACGTGTAGTCGCCACCCGGCTCCTTCCAGCCGAGCTTGTGCGGCGTCCAGGCACCGAGCTTGCCCGGCTCGTTCGGCACGACGTACATCTGCGTGGAAACGTTCCCGAACTCGACGACCGGCTCACGCCAGAGCACGCCATGCGCGTAGTGCGACATGCGGAAGATCACCGGCCGGTCGCAGGCTGCCTCCCGCATCAGCTCGATCGCCCCGGGGTTGTACACGTCATCGTCGTCCATGAAGCCCAGGTGCGTGCCGGTGGCGAGCTCGATCCCGGCGACCCGGCCCGCGTGCCCGCCGGTCACGCCCCAGTGCCCCTCGATGGAGCGTGCGTTGGGCGGCAGCTTGCAGGGCAGCTCGGTTGCGCCTCGCGAGCGGTCGAGCGCGACGATGATCTCGTCGGCACCGGCGCAGCTCGCGAGGGTGCGCTCGAGTGACGGACGCCCGAGGGTCGGAATGACGATGGACAGGGTTACGGCCACACGACTCCAATCCCGCAGCGAGCGGAGGTTGCATCTGCGACTACCTCGATGGTGGGGCGAGCCTCCGCCTTGACTTCCGCCCAGAGCCGGTCTACGCCGTACGCTGGCCGAGGCAGGATGTCGTGGAAGGCGACGATGCCGTTGGGCTCGATCATGTCGCGGTAGTTGTCCCAGTCCTGCTTGACGGCCTCGTAGGTGTGGTCTGCGTCGATCAGGCAGAACCCGTAGGGACCGAGAGCACGCACCTGCTCAATGATGGCCGGGTCGTGGGATGACCCTTGTAGCAGCACCAGGTCGCACTTGGCCCTCGCCGCCCAGGCTTTCCATCTCGCCGGGCCGGGGCTGCGCATGGTGTCGTCGACGGCCACGACGCGGTTGGCGAGCTGAAGCCAGTGCCAGAGCGTGCCGCCTTCGTACACGCCTATCTCGAGAACCGTCAGCGGCAGGGTCAGCTGAGACACCAAGGACAGGAGGACCTCCAGCTCGAGACCCTCCTGCTGCGGGGGAGGAACCGTCACGCGATCTTTGCGAACGTGACGCAGGACTGCGGTGATCTCAGCCCGGCGACGTTGATCGCTGTGACGCAGACCCGGAACGTGGTCTTGCGGTTGAGGCCGGTTACGAGGTACTGGTTGGCGGAGACAGTCAGCGGGCTGCCCCCATCCTTCGTCAGCTCGTAGTGGACTGCGGAGCGGGAGTCCTTGCTCGCGCCCCATCCAACCAGGACGGTGTTCTTCCTCGGCTCACCCAGGTTGGAGAACGGGCCGGGCTGGGTCGGTCCCCAGGCGATCGTCACGGACGTCTCTGTGGCTCCGATCTGCTGCACGTTGGTCGGAGCTGCCGGGCCGGTTGTGGCTGCCCAGGTTACCGCGATCACAAGGAAGGACAGCATCGCCGCAGGAACTGCGATGAGGGTGGCGCGACGCATTCGTCTCCTAGGGGTTGGGGTCGTAGGGAGTGACGACCTCGCTGATCAGCTCGAAGTGCTCGGCCAGCTCGACGCGCATCGCCAGTCGGTCGAACGTCTCGGCGATGCCGTTGCCGCACTCGTTCGGGATGTGGCCATGCCAGTGGTTGGGGTCTTCCCCTGCCCCGGCCGCTCGGCTGATGACGTGCGTGAGCTGTCCGGCCGGGCGACGGTGATCGTTGTCCCAGTGGTCGGCGATCCACCAGTCGCGCTCTCGTGCGGCCACGTAGGTGGCGTCGCTGATCTGCCAGCCGGGTGCCTTGAACCCGTGCTCGAACAGCTCGGCGCAGTGGTCCATGACGAACCCGGCCTGCTCCAGCGTCCAGTCCTCGGCCTCGCGAGGGTGCGGGTGCTCCCAGCCGTGGACGGCGAGCTCGATCCAGTCGGGCGTGCCGCGCCAGAAGTCCTCGGTGCCGAGCGCCGGGATCGCGAACACCGTGCAGCGGAACCTCGGGTTGATGACGCGCAGTCGCTCCAGCAGGTCGAGCCGGTTGCTCGCCTCGGAGAAGTCGTCGAAGTCAACTACCACGCAGGTACAGGAAGATGTTGTTGCGGTACCACGGGGAGACCGCGTGCTTGTCCCAGATCAGCGGGCGGATCGTGTCCTGCGTCTCGAATCCTCTGGCCTCAAACTTCTCGTGCCAGTACTCGTGCGGCTGACAGTTGATGTGGCCGGTGCCCGCCTGCCCCGGCACCGCGGCCGACCAGAGCACCGCTGAGCCGCAGTGACGGTCGATCGTGTCGACCAGCGTGTCGGCTGCCTCGGCCGGGAGGTGCTCGCCCACCTCCAGGCACAGCGCCAGGTCGAACGTGCGACCGAGGTCGAGCGGCTTCGTGAGGTCGTACTGGATGTAGCCCTCCGGTGCGGCGATGTCCACGCCGACCAGATCGTTACAGAACGGCCGGAGACTTTCGAGCCACTCACCCTGACCGCATCCCACGTCCAGCACGGAGTCGGGCGCGAGCAGCCCGGAGATAAGCGGAGCGAGCGCCTCGGCGCTGGCGGTCACGGTCGGCGAGCGTCCTGCGAAGAACTCGGCACCGTAGAGGCTGGTCACAGCAACCTCAGCTCAAGCGGGCCAGCCACGATCCATGTCGCGCGTCGCCCCGGCCTGAGCGGGTGCGGCTGCCGCCAAGCAATGAAGAACGGAGACAGGCCCGGGGGACGCTTCCTGACGATCATCAGCCTCAATACGCTCGCCCTCCTTCCTTCACCCTGCGCTCGAAGTAGTCCGGGTAGCGAGTCCATTGCCCGTCCGTTGTCTCGTGGTGCCATGCCTCCAGCCGAGCCACGTACCCACAGCGACCGCCCTGGCCGCGGTAAGCCCAGCACAGCTGGACATCATCGTCGTCGTTGGTCTCGTCGTTGCGGAAGGTCTGGTAGACCGGGCCGGGTGCCGCCAGGAAGATGCCGCCGATCTGCGGGACGTCGAGGATGCGCTCCTCGCCGATGAAGAACTCGCCCTGTGCCGCCGGTGGTCGGCGCAGGCCGAGGATGCGCGGCGAGAGAAGCACGCCGCTCTCCATCACGAGCTGCGCGATGTCGCGCAAGGTGTCGGGCTGGGTGAGCGCGCAGTCGTTGTCGAACTTCACGACGACGTCGTACTCGCCCTCCAGCGTGTCGAGCAGCCGGTTGATGCCCGCGCTGATGCCGACGTTCGAGGGCAGCAGCACCCGGCGCTTGAACCTCGTCTGCCGGGCCAGCCAGTCCACGGTGCCGTCCTTCGATCCCTGGTCGAGCACGTAGTGGTCGTACGGGCACCCGGCGTTCCAGCGCAGCCGAGCGAAGCAGTGGCGCGTGTACGTCAGGCGGTCACGGAGCAGGGACAGGACTGCGATGCGCAAGGCTACGTGAACCAGCCCTGCCATGTGCAGATCAGCACGACCAGGATCGCCGCCAGCAGTACCTCAGTGATGGACACCTTCATCAGCTACTCCTTTGCGTCCCGAGCTTGGCCTTGGCTGCCTTGCGCTGGCGCGCTCTGCGCACCTGGCGCGACTCACCGTTCCGCCGCTCGACCAGCGGGCCGACCTCCTTCGGCCGGGCCAGCTGCTCCAGCGCGGGCTTCCAGTACAGCTCCGCCACGCGGTCTGCCTCGTACGTCTGCGCCAGCTCGAGCGCCGCGGCCGACTGCGCCGGGTCGCCGCGCGACTCGTACGCCTCCTCCAGCCGCTCCAGGATGGACGCCACCGAGGGCATGATGGCGAAGCCCATCTGCGCTCCGTCCCACCACTTGTCTCCGCTGACGAGCCAGCCACTGGCGGTCAGCTCCGGCATGGAGCTGTGGTCGCTGGCGATGACCGGGACACCGCAGGCCTGCGCCTCGATGATGGGGATGCCGAAGCCCTCGCTCATGGAAGGGTTCAGCAGCACGTCGCAGGCGTTCATGACACCGGCCACGAAGTTGTCGTCCATGACGTGCAAGTGCCAGGCGACGTCCGGCGGGAAGGCGAGCCTGTCGTCGGGGATGCCGACAGCCCGGGCCAACAGCACCAGGTCGATGCCCGGGGGTGAGGGCTGCGCCACCGTGTGGCAGTAGAGGTAGACGTCCTTGTGCCGCCGGGCGAACTCGGCGAAGGCATCGAACGCCTGCGGGAACGACTTGCGGGGTGCGTGCGCTGACCAGCCGCGGTTGGCTCCCACCATGCCGACGATGAACGCGTCCTCCGGCATCTCCAGAACCTCGCGTGCGGCCCGGCGGTCGGGGTACGGGTAGAACACCTTCGTGTCGACGCCGTGCGGCACGTAGATCGGCTCCAGCTTGGCCTTCCTCAGCCAGTGCTCGCCGAAGCGGCTCATGGCGATGGGCTGCACCTTCGGGTGCTTGAGCGTCTCGAGCACGGCCGGTGGCGGAGGCCACTCGTCCACGGGTGCCCAGATCGCCATGCGCAGATCGTCGTCCCACTTGTCGGGCTTCATGACCCAGGAGTCGCAGAGCGCGATCACCCAGTCCACCTGGAAGTGCCGGGCGAAGGTCGAGATGGACGGGTTGCCCCAGTCCTGCTGCGCGGCGAACACCGGCATGTCGTTCCAGAACGTCGTGCAGCCAGCGACGCCGAAGTTGGCGGCCATCGCCATGTCGTGCCCCTGGTCACGCAGCCGCGGAACGAACAGCGCGGTCTGCTTCCCGTAGCCGGATGCGACCATGGGGCTGTTGGACAACCAGATGATGCGGATGAGTTTCTCCTCCCGTGTGTCAGACAGCGAAGTGCTGACGCAGCAGGTCGTTGTCGAGCTCGCCTACCAGGATGGCCGTGACGACCGCCTTGGTGACCGTGCTGGCGTGCAGCTTTCGCTTGATCCTCTTTTGATGAGACCTGACCGTCAGCACGCTGATTTGGAGCGTGCCGCCCACGCGCTCGTTGGTGAATCCGCACGCGGCGAGTGTCAGTATCTGGCGCTCTCGTTCGCTAAGGTCAACGTCCAGTTCCTTCGTGTACTCGGAGTTCTCCGACTGGAGTGTCGCGAGGTGGGCCACGAAGTCAGGCCCGACCATGTCCTCCTGCCAGAGCCGTAGCGACTGTTCAACGTCGATGCCGAACCGCCTGAGAGCACGCTTCCTTTCGAGTGGCAGGTTGGGGAACTGGCGGTCCGGCCGGGGATGGCGGCCGTCCGCTTGCATCGAACCTCCTATGGGATCAGCGCAACTCGCCACGTGCAGCCGAGCAAGTCGCCGGGTGCGCCTGTGTCGCCGAACCTGCCGTACTCAGTTGGCCCTTCGATGTCGCCGAGCTGTGCCCCGGCGTAGGTCTTGGTCTGCCGCAGCGCGGCCTCGACCGACTCGTTCGAGCCGTCGTCCATCATGCTGAGCAGCAGGTTCTGTCCCCCCATGTTGTCGACCGTCGTGATGCGCGCTCTGACGGTGAACCAGTACTGGCGTGCCCGGCCGTAGGCGATGGACTCGGTGAACGGGGTGCTGGGGTAGATGTCGATGCTCGGTGGCGTCGGGTTGCCGTTCATGCGAGCCACGACCTGAAGGTTCTCGATCACCGGGTCGGGGTTGGCTGTGCCGCCGGTGCCGGAGCCGAGCTCGCTGTCGATCTGCGTCGCCAGCGCATCCATCATCTGGGCGACGGTCACGCGATGCCCCAGCTGCCCTTGAGGATGGCGAGCTTGTGCGCGTGACGATCCCAGGTGTCGCGAGCCGTGTACATGGCCAGGTCGTCACCGAGGTTCGTGATGCCGAACGGCGACTGCTCCTCCTTCCAGTGCTCCACCGCGCGCTCGAGGCAGACCTGACGCACGATGGCCGGGGGGGAGGAGTAGGGCAGCACGACGCCGTTGATGTCGGCCGTGCCGATCTCATGGTCAATCTCGTCAGAGGACGTCATGAGCACGCGCAGCAGGGAGTCGTGGCGCTGCGCAGGCGAGACGTTGATGAGGGTCGCCAGCTCGCTCACCGTGGAGTAGACCGGCCGGTCGTCGTCCGTGTTCTGCACCGGGAAGGTCGGCAGCCCCACGTTGAGTGAGGCGTCGACGAAGACGATGCGGTACCAAAGCTCCGCAGCGGTACCGAGCGCGGTCGTGAAGTTGCGGTACATGGGGTTGGCCGGGTCGGAGTCCACCGGCGTCAGCGGCACCGTCTCGAGAGTCACCCATGCCACCTCGTCCGCGGCGGTGCCCTCCTGAATCATGGCGTCAGTCCACGGGACCGAGTCGTACCTCGGCGCGGGCCGGTAGTCCTCCAGTGAGACGACGACACTCATTCCTCGTGATCCTCCTCCTGGACGCCGGTGACTGCCAGGGCGATCTTACCGTTCTCTGTATGGCCGTGGCTTCCGTTCCAGCCACGGCTGATCCGGCCGGTGCTGATGGGCGCGAGCAGCACCGTGATGATGCCGTTGAAGATGTTCTGGTTGTCGGCGAGGGCCAGCAGGTCGGCCAGATGAACCTCGCGCTGGAACGCCAGGACGTCCGCGAGCGCCAGGCTGTCCTGGGGCGACCGGATGTAGGTGGCGAGACGGAAGAAGCCGTCGGTGATCGCCACCGTGTCCTGCACCAGCACGCCATGCGCCAGCAGGCGGGTGAAGCTGTCGGACAGGTTGACCTGATCGGTCAGCGTCCGGTTGATGCCTACGGCCTTGGCGAGCTGATCGGTCAGCGCCACCAGGTCGGCGATCGGCTGGTTCTGGGTGCCTGACTTCGCCGGGCTGGCCAGGTCCGTCAGGCTCACCGAGTCTGCGATCGAGCGGACGATGGCGGTGCTCTGCGTGAGCTGGTCGACGAGGGCCACCGTGTCGGCCAACGCCTTCGTCTTGTCCGCGCTGATCGCCCGGGCATCCGACAGCCCGACGGAATCGGCGAGCGTGCGCGTGTACGTCGCGATCCTCGTGAACGCATCTGCGACAGCGAGGGTGTCCGCCGGGTTGACGGCACCGGCTCCCGTCTTCGACGGGGAGATCGAGTCGGCCAGCGCGACGTTGTCGGAGATGGTGCGGAAGAAGGTGGCCGTGCGGCTGAGCTGGTCGGCGAGTGCAACTGCGTCGGCAACGGCCTTGCCCTGCGCCAGGGTTCGAGCATCTGCCAGGGCGATGGAGTCCGCGAGGGACTTCGGGATCGTCTTGGCAGTCGCGATCGCGTCGGACAGGGCGACCGAGTCCGCCAGCGACCTGACCTTGGCGACTGCGGTGGCGAGCTGGTCCGTCAGGGCCAGCGTGTCGTTGACTGCCTTCGGGATCGTCTTCGCTGACGAGGCTGCATCCGACAGCGCGATCGAGTCGGCCACTGCGCGGGCAATCGTGGCTACGCGCGTGAGCTGGTCAGCCAGAGCGAGGACGTCGCCCAGGCGAATGCCCTGTGAGTCCAGAGCTGAGTCCGCGAGGGTCAGGCCGTCGGCCTGCGTCCTGCCGTACGCCATCACCCGACTGAGCGAGTCGGCCAGAGCGATCGTGTCGTCGATCGAGACCGCTTTGCCCTTGAACGTGGTGGCCAGGTCGGCCAGGGCCAGCGAGTCGGCCTGCAGCAGCCCTCGAGCAAACACCCTGGCGTCGGCGAGGACGAGGCTGTCCGTCAGCGTGCGAGCCGCGGCCATCACGCGGCTCAACTGATCAGTGAGGGCAAGGCTGTCCACCACAGACAGCCCGCGGGCCATCGTCCTCGCGTCGGCCAGGCTCAAGGTGTCCGCGACGGACTTGGGGATCGTCTTCGCCGTGGCAGCCGAGTCCGACAGGCTCAGCGTGTCGGCGACGAGCTTGCCACGAGACATGGCTCGCGCATCAGCGAGGCTGATCGAGTCCGTGACCGCCTTGCCTTGCGCGAAGGTGCGCGCGTCAGCCAGCGAGAGCGTGTCCGCCACAGACTTCGGGATCGTCTTGGCGGTTGCAGCCGAGTCGGCGAGGGTGAGCGTATCGGCCAGGGACTTCGGGATCGTCTTGACGCGAGTGTTGGCGTCCGCCAGTGCGACCGAGTCCGCGACGGAACGAGCTGTCGTCGTCGCCCTCGAGAAGCTGTCGGCGAGGACGACCGTGTCGGCCAGGGACTTGGCGGCTGCCTTGACCAGCGTGACGCTGTCGGACAGCGCGACAGTGTCGGCTGGCGTGACGGTCTGCCCGACGACCGCGTACTTCCCGCCGAACAGCCCAGGGATGCGGATGAACCGAGGGTTGAACTGCGCCTGGAGCGCGAAGAAGATCGGGTTGTTCACAGCCAGCGCCAGTTCTGGGGCTTGACGGTGAACGGCATCTGGAGCGGAGGCACCGGCCGCACTGCGATCACAGCTGCGGCGTTGCGGGTGTTGGACGTGTCACCCGTCCACTGGCCGACGTCCTCAGACGCCGCGGTGTTCTGCCGGAACGCAATCCCGCAGGAGATGCCACCGACGACGTCGGTCGTGACCGGGCCGACGCCCGTGTTGTAGTTCGTCGGGGACGCACTCCAGCCGGTGAACGACCCAGTGGTGCTCGTCTCCCCGAACCCGGCGATCGAAATCCAGAGCGTGTCGGCCGATCCCCAGGAAGGGACGAACGATGCCGGGTCTGCCTGCGTCGAGGTACCGCTCGCGAATGAGCCTCCCTCTGGCGCTGCGCTTGTGTAGGCAGCCGGGATCGCCATCAGGAACATGGCGGCATGGCCAACGACCGTGGCGGCCTGCGTGACCGTGAAGGTTCCGGTCTCGCTCCCGGTGGACACCTTCCAGGCTGCGCCAATCCCCATCGTCGACGCGCCTGTGCCTACGTCGAGGAACTCGGTAAAGCCGCCACCCCATGTTCCGAACGAGGCGTTCGTGACGCCAGCCTCGTACGAGACGATGGCTGCGATCAGCAGGTCGCCCGCGCTCTTCGTCAGAGACGACAGGCTCGGGAAGGTGCGCGCTGCTACAGTGTCGGCCTGCCCGGTGTGCAGCAGCGTGCTAGCACCAGTCGTGGGGATGGTGGGGAACGCCACTCACTACTCTTCCCACTGGAACGTGACGACCACGAGCTGGCCGGTACCGGCCGCTGGGATGATCGCGATGCCGTTGGCCGTTCCCTTCGGGATCACCAGGCCACTGCCCTCGTACGTCCAGACGACGGCAGCCCCGGCCATTGACGCCGGGAACTGGTAGCGGTCGATGAACCCGGCCGTGATGGTCGGGCCGGTGGAGGAGTGAGCCTGCCACATCTGACACTGCGGAGCAGGCCCGTC